GGCAATTGCGCGTGCTCGATCTTCCGCCAGCGATGAAATTTGAAAGCTCTTTGTGTTTGCGCAACGAAACGTGCGTCTAAACGAAACCCGTAGAGAAATCCACCCGACGAACACCATGCAAAAGAAGCCTGTTCTTCCGAGCGCGGACGAAGGAAAGCACGCGGGCGTTGGTCACGTGAATGGCATCCACAATGCCGCGCTCCACGCCACGCGCCCGTATGAAACGAACGCGCTGCTAGGCCGCGCGGTATTGCTGCGGCACCCGGCGCTAGGGCGCGGCGCGTTGCCGGTGGCGGGGCTGATCGTCGGCACCTACTCGGTAGACGAGCGCTACGTGATCGTGCAGGCGTTTCCTCTCGGCAAGCAGCCGGTGCAGCTTGCGGACGTTGAATTGCGCGACGCAGACCCAGGCGTAACGAATGAGCCGGTTGTTTGGCTGGTGACCTAGAGGTTAGAGGTTAGAGGCTAGAGGAGTAATCGCCGTGTTCGATATCAAGGTCAATACCAACCTGCTTCAGTACCGATTCAGCGAGGCAGCACAGAAGCAATTGCGTTTCGCCGCTTCGCAGGCGATCAATGCGACCGCCGCGCTCGTAAAGACGGGCGAGGGCGACAACCTCAAAGCGGTGCTAGACAACCCAACGCCGTTCACGCTCAAAGCCTTGGCTCTGAGCAAGTCGTCCAAAAAGACGCTAAGCGCTACGGTCTTCATGAAGGACCGTACCGCTTGGTATCTCGAACCCTACGAGGACGGCGGATTAACCAAGCTGAACCCGATGAACGGGACTGGTCAAGTACAGCTCAAGCCGGAAGAACAGCCGGTCAACCAGTACGGCAACTTGCCGCGCTTCACTACGGCGAAGCTGAAGGCCAAAAAGAACACATTCGTCGGTACACCGGAGGGATGGAAGAACGCGCCGGTTGGCATCTGGCAGCGTTACCCGTACCAGAAGGCCAAGCGCCGCAAGCTGTCGGCGAAGAACGTATCAAGGTTTGGGTTCACGCACTATAAGCAGCGCCCGCCGATCCTGCTGATCGAGTTCACCCCGCCGCACCCAGCAACGCAACGCCTGAACTATCAAGCGCTCGCTAAAAAGATCGTGAATCAGAACTTCAGGCCCCTGCTTAAGAGTGCGATGGCGAAAGCGATGGCATCCGCCAAACCGTGAGCAAGAGTCTAAATAGAGTGTAGTTAGACCCCTATGGCAACCAAGACGGCACAGCGCACGGGTATCTCGATTCGCGAGTTCGCCCGCCGCGAAGGCGTGTCCGACACGCTGGTCCATCAGGCGCTAAAGAACGGGCGACTGAAGGCATACCCCGACCGCTCGATTGATCCTGCAATGCTTGGTACGCCCTGGCGCATGCGCAACGCGACCGGTGCGAGCGCCGCAAGCGCTGCAAACACGGGCGCAAATGCATCTTTGCAGGAAGGCGGGCGCGGCGGACTCCCTTACGCCGAGGCGTTGCGCGTCAAGGAAAACTATCTGGCGATGTTGCGTCGCCTCGAATATGAGGAAAAGTCGGGCTCCCTGGTTGAACTGGCGGTCGCCGAAGGCGTGATCTTCGACGTATTCCGTGCGCAGCGCGACGCGTGGCTGAACTGGCCTATGCGTATCGGCCCCCTGCTGGCTGCCGACCTGAATTGCGAGGTCGAACTTGTTACCAATGCGCTGACCGCTTATGTCCACACCCACATCGCCGAGCACGGGGAGCCGGATACCTTTAACTGGACTCAAGGCTAAACGGCTGTTCGCGGCGGTACGGCGCGCATGGACGCCGCCCCCGCGAATCAGCGTCGTGCAGTGGGCGGACCACTATCGAAAGCTCGCCAAGGAAGCGGGTAGCACTTCCGGCGACTGGCATACGTCCAAGGTCGAGATTGCGCGCGGCCCGATGCTGAGCGTCACCGAACCCGGCGTTCATATCATTACCGGCATGGTCAGCACGCAGTTGCTGAAGACGGAATTCCTGCTGAATGTATTTGGCTACTTCGCGCACCTCGACCCGTGCCCGATGCTGCTATTGCAGCCGAAGGACGACGCGGCAGAGCAGTTTTCGAAAGAGCGCTTTAGCCCGTTGATCCGCGTTACGCCCGCGCTGAAAGAGATTATCGGCACGAGCAAGACGCGCAACGCCGACGAGACGTTGCTGTACAAGGCATTCCCCGGTGGCTTCCTGGCCATCGCAGGCGCAGGCAGCCCGGATAACCTCGCCCGCCGCCCCGTGCGCGTGATCCTCGCGGACGAGATAGACAAGTACCCGGTAACGCGCGAGGGCGACCCGATATCGCTCGCTGAAGAACGGACGACCACATTCGATACGAACTGGCTTTCGATCCGCGTGTGCTCGCCCACCATCGAGGGCGAAAGCCGAATCGAATCAAGCTATTCGGATTCGGACCAGCGGCGCGCGTCGGTCGCCTGCCCGCATTGCGAGCACCGGATGTTCCCGGAGTTTTTCAAGCACGTCGAATGGAACAAGGTAGGCGAGCAGCACCAGACCAAAACGGCGCGCATCTACTGCGAGGCGTGCGGCGCGGGCTGGTCCGAAGGCGAGCGCTTGCGGGCGCTGCAAACGACTCGCTGGCACCAGACGCGGCCCTTCGAATGCTGCGGCAACCAGCACACGCCGCTCGACCTGTACGAACGCGCCTGGCGCGAAGGCGAGGACGAAAACGCCGCGGTAAATGCCGTATGGGATTGGTGGCAGTCCGACCGCTACGCGGTCTACCGGGCCAAGTGCCCCGACTGCGGTAAGTGGGGCGTCGATAACACGCACGCCGGATTCCAGGCTTCGAAGCTCTATAGCCCCTGGCAGAAGGACAAGCCAGCGGATATCGCCGAGAAGTACCTGAACGCGAAGGATGACTTCGACAAGCTGCAAGCGTGGTGGAACACGCAGATGGGCTTGCCGTACCGCCCTCACGTTGGCAAGGAAGTCAGCCTCGATGCACTCGCCGCGCGTGCTGAGCATTGGGATTACGTACCCGATGGCGTAGCGGTCCTGACCGCTGGCCTGGACGTGCATCCCGACCGCGTTGAATGCGAGGTCGTCGGCTGGGGGCGCAACGAAGAAAGCTGGTCCCTCGCTTACGAGGTCTTCGAAGGCGACCCGGATTCGACCGAGGTATGGGAACAGGTCGATGCGTACCTGCTGCAACTTTGGTATCGGCAGGACGGGCGGCACTTGCCGATCCTTTCGGCCTGCATCGACTCGGGCGGCACGAATACGCAGGCCGTCTATACGTTCTGCAAAGCGCGCCTGGGCCGCAAGATTTTCGCCATTAAGGGCGAATCGGCGCGCACGGGAGCGCGTAACCCGGTGTGGCCGGTCAAGAAACCGACGCGGCGCACGAAGGCATCTTTCAGGCCCGTGATTCTCGGCGTCAATGCCGCGAAGGATCGCGTGCGGTCGAGCCTGCACGTCGAGGCTCCCGGCGCGAACTACATGCACTTCCCGGCTGACCGCGACCTGAACTATTACGCGCAGCTCACCGCTGAGCACATCGAAGTAAAGAAGCTTGCCGGGCAGACGTACCGCATATGGGTCTGCCCGCGCCAGAAGCACAACGAGGCGACGGACTGCCGCGTGTACGCGTACGCCGCGCTATGCGGACTGCTGCACTTCGGGCTGAAGCTGAACAAGCGGGCCGATGACATGGCAAGGATGCCCGCCGCGACGAGCGACGCCAACGCAGCGGCGGGGCGCACAGCGCCGCCTCTGCCGCGCTCGCTGCTGGTTCCGCCACCGCCGACGCAGGAAGCGGGCAGGAAATCAATCGTAAGCCGACTTGCTTAGCGCAAGGGGAACTCTCAATGGCGTATTTCAACCGGCAGCGCACGTTGCTCGGAAACTGGTCGCAGGACCAGTTAGAGGCGGCATTGCTGAGCGCGCAGAACGCGCTCGTCTTGCTTCAGGCCGGGCAGCGCGTCGTAACGGCTTCCTACGGGCAGGGCGAAGGCGCGCAATCGATCACCTACACGCAGGTATCGCGCGGCTCGCTTGAGCAATGGATTCTCTATCTGCAAGGCATGGTCGATCCGGTCAACTTCCGGCACCCGCGCCGCGCAAGATCGGTGGGCTTCTGATGGACTCAATGTTGGTTGATACCTCGGGCAAGCCCATGAGCCTGCCCGCGCCGAGTCGCGCGCGCGCCGAAGGATGGGGCGGCCCTGGCATTACGGCACCTGTAGGCGGCTCCGTGTTCCCGTATCAGGCGGCGGCCTGGCAGACGCAGGAAATGGACAACTGGCTGCCGTGGATTCGCTCGCCAGATTCGGAAATCAACTTTTACCGCGACCGGATGGTCGCGCGCTCGCGGGACTTGGCCCGTAATGATGGTTGGGCAAACGGCGGCATCACGCGGATTCTCGACAATACCGTCGGCGCGCATTTGCGGCTTTCATCGAATCCCGACTATCGCGCGCTGCAAATGATGTCAAAAGCGAAGTTCGACAGCGTGTTCGCCGATGAATTCCGCCGCGCCGTCGAAGCGCTTTGGCGCTCGTATTCGGAAGACCTGAATCACTACAACGATGTATCGCGGCAACTGACGACCTCGCAACAGCTTCGCCTGGGCCTGCGCCATAAGCTGATCGACGGCGACAACCTCGTCGTGGCGCACTGGATGCCTGAGCGCATCGGGCGCGGCGCTGCGCGCTATGCCACTGCGTTCTTGCTGGTAGACACCGACCGGCTTTCGAATCCGTATCTGATGCCCGATATGAAGCACCTGCGCGGCGGCGTCGAGATCGATGACGACGGCGTGCCGCTCGCCTATCACATTCGCAAGGCGCACCAGAACGATTGGTACAACGCTGAAGAATCGATGATTTGGGAGCGGGTTGTTCGCGAGGACGACGATGGCTGGCGTCGCGTGATTCATGACTTTGAGCGCGACCGGGCCGGGCAGAATCGCGGCATCGGCGTTTTCACGTCTGTACTCAACCACGCCAAGATGCTCGCCCGCTATTACGGCATCGAGCTTCAAGCCGCAGCGGTTGCATCGGTGTTCGGCACCTACGTTACCAGTCCGTACGATCCGCAAATGATCGAGCAGGCGATGGACACGGACGGGGCGGAAATGGGCTGGTATCAGGACATGCGCTCCGAATGGGCGCGGGACCGCCCGCAGACGCTTAACGGCGTGCGCATCCCGACCCTGGCTCCTGGCGAAACCATCGATCAGGTGAACGGCGCGCATCCGCACTCGGGCTTTATCGACTTCGCGCATGAAATGCTGCGCTCGATAGCGGCGGCGCTTGGCGTGTCGTGTGAGCAGATCACCCAGGATTGGAGCAAGACCAACTATTCAAGCGCGCGCGCCGCGCTGCTGGAAAGCTGGAAGACGCTCACGCGGCGTAGCACCGAGTACAAGCAGGGCACCGCAACGCCGTACTTCGCGTGCTGGCTGCATGAAGTCATGGATCGCGGCGAGCTTGACGACATTCTGCCGCGCGGGGCACCGGATTTCATCGAAGCGGCGACCGCTTATTCGCGCTGCGATTGGCTTGGCGTCGCGCGCGGTTGGGTCGATCCGGTGAAGGAAAAGCAGGGCGCCATTTTGGGCCTGGACGGCGGATTCTCGACGCTCAAACGCGAGTGCGCAGAGCAGGGCCTTGATTGGGAAGAAGTCCTCGCGCAGCGCGCTATCGAGGTCAAAGTGTTCAAAGAGAACGACTTGCCGCTGCCCGATTGGTCAGGCGGCGGGCTCGGCGCGGGCGATGGTCCCGGCGCGGGGAATGGCGAAGCGCCGCAGGGCCAAAAGCCCCGCGTGCCGCAGACAAATAATGGCTAGCTTCGGTTCCCTGCCCTTCCTCGCGCAGCGCATGTTCAACACGCCGCTGGCAATCGCGCCCGATAAGGTCGAGGTCGTCATTGCCGCCCTGGCTGATCGATTTGGCATCACGACGATGTTTCGCCTGAGCGGCGAGCAACGCGCGATGAGCGAATTTGATTACGACGCAGAGGACGTTGCGGACGACCGGGGCTACGAAGTCGTAGCGGGCGTCGCCATCGTGCCGGTGGTTGGAACGCTCGTGCATAAGTCTGGTTTCCTGCGGCCCTATAGCGGCATGACGGGCTATGACGGTATTCGCGCGAATCTGAGCATGGCGCTCGCGGACGATGCGGTGCACGGCATCTTGCTCGATATCGACAGCAGCGGCGGCGAAGTATCCGGCCTGTTTGATTTGGTCGATGCGATCTACAACGCACGGGGGCGGAAACCAATTCTCGCCTCTCTTTCCGAAGTGGCCTATAGCGCGGCGTACGCCATTGCAAGCGCTGCCGACTTCATTGCGGTCCCTCGCACGGGCGGCACCGGCTCAATCGGCGTCATCTGCGCGCATGTTGATTTTTCCAAGGCGCTCAGCAAGGACGGCCTTGCGGTGACGCTGATTCACTACGGCTCGCGTAAGGCCGATGGCAACCCGTACAACCCGCTAAGCGATGTAGCGCTCGCGCGCATTCAGAGCGCGGTGGATGAAACGGGCGAGCTTTTCTGCAAGACGGTTGCGCGCAACCGGAAGTTGCCAACTACCCACGTGCGCAAAACCGAAGCCGGTTTGTTCTGCGGCGCTGCTGGCGTCGAAATGGGCTTTGCCGATGCCGTGATGGCACCCGACGAGGCATTCGGGCACCTGCTGGACTCTCTTTAAACCTCACCATGATGGAGAAGCTGATGAATCTCACAACACGCCTCGCGGCGAGCGCGATTTCGTTCGCTCATCTTGGCTCCGTGCGGGGTAAGAGCGCCCGCGCTGCCGATGACAAGGACAAGGATTACAAGGACGACGACAAGGACGACGATAAGGACGCCAGCGCCAAAAAGGCCGATGACCAAGAGGACACCGGCGACGATGACGCCAAGGCCAAGGCCGACGATCCTTCCGCCGAAGATGACGACGACAAGGACGAGAAAAAGGGCAAGGCGAAGACGGCATCCGCCGAGGATGACGACGACGAGGACGATAAAAAGCCCGAAGGAAAGAAGGGCAGCAAAGCGTCGGCAAGGGGTCCAGATGAAGACGAGGACGACGCCGAGGAATTGCACGGCAAAAGCGCCGTCGCCCGCGCGCGTCTACGTGAGCAAGCCCGGTGCGCCGCGATCATGGGTTGCCGCGCTGCTGGTCGCAATGTCCCGCTCGCCGCTCAGCTCGCGCTCTCAACGCGCATGACGCGCGACGAAGCGATTGCCGTACTTGAAAACACCCCCGCTGCAAGTGCAGATGCATCGCTAAGCCGCGCTGCGCGCAATCCGCGTCTCGGCTCTGGCGGTGACGTTGCGGTGGATTCCAAGGCGGCGCTTTCGGCGGGTTGGGATCGCGCTTTCGAAAAGGCCGGCGCGGTGCGCCGCAAGTAATCTTTATAGGACCGACATCATGACCTATGTTTCTCGCGCCCCGCTGTTTGAACAA